GCAATCCAGAAATACACAACATTAAAGAATCCTATCGCAGAATGTACGAAGCGTTAGGAACAGAAAACATTGAAGCACTGTTACTGCCTGATCCTCCACCTCCCGCTCCTGTGGACCCAGCGTCAGAAAACGGTGGTGCACTTATGGGTGCTCCAGCGACAGCGTTCCCTGAACAGGAACACATGACGCATATTGAGGCGCACCTAACTTTATTAGAAAGTCCTGTGGCCATGATGAATCCAGCAACGGTTCCATCTTTGGTATCACATATCTTTCAACACATATCATTAGAAGCACAGAAAGTTGCCGACCAGCAAATGCCTGAACAACCTATGCCACAACAACCGGGTATGCCACAGCAACCGCCTCCACCTAATCCACAGAAAGAGGCGCTTAAAGCAAACATAGAGCTGGAGCTTATGGAAACAATCATGCCTTCTCTTGAAGAAATCTTGACACCACCGGATGACGGAGTGGTACAATTAAAACAGCAAGAGCTTCAGATACGCTCGCAAGAAAACCAAGACGATAAAGAAATTGCTGAGAAGAAACTAGAGCTTGAAACAGCAAAACTTGTGCAGAAAGACCAATCTGAAGAAGAAAAAATTAAATCTCAAGAAGACATTGCAGCATTAAAAGCCAATGTAGAAAGAGAAAGAATCAAAAAAGACATGGAAAAAGACAGTGGCAAGACGACCTAGCACAACAGAACCTAGACGAATTGGTATGCCTAGTACAATAATGGGTCCAATGATAATTCCTGGAACTGAGGAACTGCCTTTTAAAAAGATTCCACCAAGTATTGAGCAAAGACGTCCACCAACTATAGAAGAACAGGTTGCGCAAGTTTTATCAGGACCTAGTTTTCCAGGAAGGCAGATGCCAAAATTTCCTCAACAACCTATGCGGATGCCAGAACCTGTTGGTACCATGACCGACATGAGAACAATGCCGTCTATGCCTACAACAGGCATAGCTTCTTTATCTGACGTTTTACCTTTACTAGATATGGGAGGAGAAGACATTATGCAACTTTTGTCAGATCTTCCTAAAACACCTCTTGCACCTGTGCAACCACCTGTGATGCCTGTTGTTGAAGAAGGAGTAACACTCGAAGAATTAATAAAAGGTATTGATTTGCCTGCGATAGACCAACCAAAAACGTTTATTGAAGAAGAAAGACCACCTATGATGGAAGAGGAAATGGTTTTTGATGATGTAGTTAGACCAATGCCAGGCCCAGACGGCACTCTAGGAACATCTTTTCCCATAGATTTAGGCGATGTTCAAGAACCAATTGACATAATTGATCCAAGACCAATACCTGGGGCTGACCCAATGCCATCTCCAGAACAAAAAGAATCAATGGGAATGATTGAACAATTACAACAAATGATTGCCGATATGCAAGCGCAACAACAAGAACAAGCGGCAACAAGGGCAGCTCAAGAAAAACAAATGACACAAAATTATATGGTTCCCACAAGTAGAATGGGATACAATCCTTATTTAAGTGGTCAGTATCAATCAGACCCATACGGACCATCTGGAGTACCCAACATGGGAGGAATAACAACTATTCCAGTGCCAGGTGGGTACGGAATTTACAACCCTATATATGGTGGGTAATAGGAGCTAGAGATAGATATTTTAGAGTTCGCGACAGCTGTGCAGCGCGCAATTGGGAAAAAAGAGCAGCAGATACAAGAAATGATGGCCAATGGTGAAACAAAAGATTGGTCACATTATCGTAATCTGGTCGGCCAAATCGAAGCGCTAAACTTCATTCGCGAAGAAATTAGAACCATTCTAAAAAACCAGGATATAGAATAATGGCTAAAACAGCGCTAGAGCAAAAATGGGCTACAGAAGAGTCCGAAAAAACACCCTTAGAAAAAGTATATGACGAAGGCATTAAGTTGGATCCAACCAAAGTTGGTGAAGATTTATTGGAAAGTCTTCCAGAACCGACAGGATGGAGAATAATGATTCTTCCTTTTAGAGGTCAGAGAAAAACAAAGGGTGGAATTGAACTTACCGACGAAACACTTGGAAGACAATCACTAGCCACTGTCTTAGGCTATGTTCTAAAAGTAGGTCCTTTGGCCTATAGCGGAGAAAGATTTTCAACTGGTTCTTGGTGCGAGGAGGGAGATTGGGTAATGTTTGGTCGTTACGCAGGATCTCGTTTTCAAATCGAGGGCGGTGAAATAAAAATACTCAATGACGACGAAATCATTGCAAGAGTACCTAACCCAGAAGCAATTCTGCATCAATTTTAACATGAGGAAAAAATCATGCCAGAGCACAAACTAAACCTAAATCCTGCGGAAGAGCTTGTACAGATTGACGATACAGGCCCTGAAGTAGACGTTGAAATAGACGAAGACCAAAACGCAAATTTTGAAGCACAGCCTGTAAAAGAAAATATTTTAGAGGCAATGCCTGAAGAAAAAGTAGAAGAAAAAGTAGAAGACGAACACGAAGAATATAGCAAAAGCGTAAAGAAAAGAATCAACAAGCTGACCGCAAAATTACGCGAAGCAGAACGTAGAGAAGAAGCAGCGACTAAGTATGCTCAAAATGTGCATAAAGAAAACGCGACACTTAAACAACAAAAAGAAAACATAGACGGAAACTATATTCTTTCTGAAGCAAACAGAATCACAGCAGAAACAGAAGCAACAAAAACACTATTACAAAAAGCGAACGAAGAACAAAACATAGATGCGCAAGTACAAGCGCAACAAAAATTGGCATCTTTAGCGGTAGAGGCTCAACGCGTACAAGCACTTAACCAAAGAAGAACCCAACAACCTGTACAAGAACAACAAGATTTTGTACAACAAGAGCAACAAGAGCAGGCTCCTATGAAACCCGATCCCAGAGCAGAAGCTTGGGCAGAAGACAATTCTTGGTTTGGAGAAGATCGTGCTATGACCATGACTTCTTTTGCCATTCACGAGGATTTGTTGAACGAAGGGTTTGACGCGACAAGCGATGAGTATTATAGTGAGATAGATAAACGGATTCGAGATGAGTTTCCCCATAAATTTGGAGAAACGTCTCAGCAAAGCCGTCCCGCTCAAGCGGTAGCGCCAGCTAAACGCAGCGCTAAAAGTGGGCGCAAGTCTGTGAGACTCACACCTTCACAGGTAGCAATAGCAAAAAAATTGGGTGTGCCTTTAAATGAGTACGCGAAATATGTTGAATAAACGTGGAGACAACAATGGCAAAAAATAATAAAGTCGACGCAAGTCGCGAACCACGCGAAGCCCAAACTCGCGAAAAACAAGAAGCGAGAAAACCTTGGGCACCACCATCCGCTTTGGATGCACCGAATCCTCCTGAAGGATACGTTCACCGTTGGATCAGAATGGAAGTTAGAGGTTATGATGATCGTAAGAATGTCATGGCTAGACTTCGAGAAGGATGGGAGCCTGTGAGAGCAGACGAATATCCTGATTTTGATGCACCAATCGTTGATGAAGGTAAATTTCAAGGAGTCATAGGTGTTGGCGGATTGATTCTTTGTCGAATCCCAATCGAAACCGTCCAAGAAAGGACCGCTTACTTTACAGCAAAGGCAGAGGGACAAATGGACGCAGTAGATAATGATTTGATGAAAGATGGAACACATCCTAGCATGTCAATTAGTAAACCTAATAGGCAATCTCGCGTAACAATTGGCGGAACTCAAGGTTCTTCACAGAACTAAGGGTTTTTAATAATAATTCTTGAATAGAGGAAAAGTTTAACATGGCAAACGTAGACAAGGCTTTTGGTCTAAGACCTTATAAAGGCCTTAATGTTGGTTCAGCTGTACAAGAAGCTAATAAATACAATATTAACCCATCTGGTTATGGCACAAGCATCTTTCAAGGTGACTTGGTTATTTTCAATGGTGGATATATTGAAAGAGCAGCAGCTTCTTCAGCTAATTTAGTCGGTGTGTTTTCACACTGTTACTATGTGAACTCAAGCGGTGAGCCTACCTTCTCGAATTACTATCCAGCTAGTACAACGGCACTCGGAAGCGGAGACATAGAAGCATATATCTATGACGACCCAAATCAGATGTTTCTTGTACAGGCGGACGGTGCTTCGGCTGTAACATGTATCGGTAGAAATGCTGATACTGACGGTATTGGTGGTTCAACGACTACTGGTGTTTCCACTCGTGAACTCGACTCTAGCACTATAGCAACAACGCAAGGACTACAACTTAAAATCGTTGGTGTTGTTCAAGATGATAATAACGGAGATCTCACAGCGGACAATGCAAACTTGGTTGTAATAATCAATGAGCACGCTTATAGAGGTCCTGTTGCAGGAACGTAAGGAGTAATTTAAATGGCAATTAGTAGAGCACAATTGGTAAAAGAATTGCTTCCTGGTCTTAATGCACTATTCGGACTAGAGTACGACAGATATGACAACGAACATGAAGAAATTTATGACGTAGAGTCAAGTGATCGTGCTTTTGAAGAAGAAGTGATGTTGACTGGCTTTGATAGCGCGCCTGTTAAATCAGAAGGAGCAGGAGTTGCATTTGACCAAGCGCAAGAAGCGTTTACATCAAGGTATACTCACGAAACGATTGCTTTGGCTTTCTCAATTACTGAAGAAGCAGTGGAGGATAATCTGTATGACAGACTATCTGCAAGATATACTAGAGCACTAGCTCGTAGTATGGCTAACACGAAACAAGTAAAATCTGCATCTGTCTTGAATAGAGCGTTCAACTCAAGTTATGTAGGCGGCGACGGTAAAGAACTTTGCGCAACAGACCACCCAACTGTGGGCGGTGCTAATTTGCGTAATGAGCTTTCTACCGCAGCTGACCTAAGTGAAACTTCACTTGAACAGTCTCTAATCGACATCGCAGCATTTACTGACGAGCGTGGTTTGAAAGTAGCTCTTCAAGGAATGAAACTAATTATTCCTAAAGAACTACAATTCACTGCTGACAGAATCTTGAACAGCCCTGGCAGAGTTGGTACATCTGATAATGATATTAATGCAATGAAAAACATGGGCATGATGCCTGAAGGTTACGTTGTAAACCATTATCTTACCGACACAGATGCTTTCTTCATTAAGACTGATTGTCCAAACGGTTTCAAAATGTTTAACCGTTCACCAATCAGAACTTCAATGGAAGCTGATTTTGACACTGGTAACGTGCGCTATAAGGCTAGAGAAAGATACTCTTTTGGATGGAGTGATCCAAGAGCAGTATTCGGAAGCCCTGGAGCATAACCAAATATGGAACCCCGCCGGGGGTTTCTTACTCAACCCGGCACACTTTTTCTTCCTTTTTCCCATCTTTCCAAGTAGTATGTAATGTACTAGGGTTAACTTGTCCTACAGACTGACCTAGCAGACAAGCCAAGACGGTAGGACTTATTTTTTTCTCAGGAGGAAAATTATGGCTAAATCAACCTTTTCAGGACCAGTACAATCACTGGCTGGATTTATTTCGGCAGGAAACGCTAACGTAGTTAGTCTAACTGCTGACACAACTTTGACCGTTGCGGCACACGCAGGCAAAGTAATAACATGTAATGACGCAGACGGTAAGTTTACTTTACCTTCTATTGTTGCAACTGCTCCAAGCAGTGACGACGATCCAAGTCAAACTAATAATCTGGGTGCAACTTTTATCTTTATAGTAGAAACAGCTGCAACAGACATGGACATCAAAACTGATGGAACCGATAAGTTTGTGGGTGGTCTTTACACTGGAGTTACTGATGCAACAGGAAAGACTTTTATCTCTGGTGCGAGCAATGATGTCATCACTATGAACGGAAGCACTAAAGGTGGACTTGCTGGTAGTATTGTAAAAGTAACTGCAATGGCTTCTGCTAAGTATGCTGTTGAAGGAATCATACTTGGTTCAGGTACTCTAGTTACTCCATTCGCTGACGCATAAGGAGGTAAACTATGGCTAATACAGTCACAGGCCCTACCATTCAATATGACTATGACAAAAAACTAATTGTTTATTGTTCAGTTTTATCAGACGGAAGCGCAAGTAGCACAACGTTGGTCGATGTTTCAGCATTGACA